TTTGATAGCCTGATCATCCTCTGAACCCTCATAGCGGGTCCATACGAGCTCCTCGTCATCCACGGTTTCCCATGAGCCTGAAGAGTCGGAGCCGTCTGGGTCGAAGTCGGAGCCGTCCGAGTCGGAATCCGTTCCTGATTCAGACTCTTGGTAGATTTCAGGAAACAGAGAGCCGATCTGGCGCCCAGTGACGTACCGGGCGGCGTACATCATTCCGAAGCGCATGTCCTCCTGGAGAACCACGTCCCGACCACACGCCTTGGCGTAGTGTGCGGCCAGGACGGTTGCTGATTCCATGACTGGCCTGAAAATATCAAGAGCCGATTCGAGGATTGCCGAGGTGTCGAGCTCACCATCACCTGTACGGGGAGTCAAAGAATCCATTGACTCTTCTGGAATTTTCAAGTAAAATTAGAAAACAGAATGGTCGCGGACCCGTTGGCGACCTGAAGGAAATTGTAGTTGGTAGCATAGACTCTGATGGCTCTAGATGAAGCACTCGTGTTCAAATTTAATTTCAAAATTTGATTCTGAATTCGAGACATGTTCACACCGCCTGATGGTCTCCTGGACTCTGGGTCGAGGCTGAAAGAGTACATATAGAAATAGTAATTCGGAACACGGGTGTGAAACTCCAGACCCTGGATGACCCTCAAAAAAAGAGGCGTACCCACATCGGTCGATATGCGTTCCGTGGAGTTGAAGAAGAACTCGAGGTTCACAATCTGCTGGACGTTCGTAGTGTTGTCGGCCAAAAAGTCGTACGCAAGGGCGGTATCGTTTTGTACTACAAAAAATAGTTCCTTGACTATGTTTGCGAATTCTAGGTTGCACCGGACGGACGTGGCGCCTAGGGGCGCTGTAAACTCGGCCAATTGGAGCTGTTCCACGATGTGAATTTGAGGGGTCTTGCGGATATAGTCGATTTCCTTTTGGCCCAAGTACGTATATTCAACGTGGAGAAAGGATGGAACTGGTTCGTTGATGTTTATGGGAGGCACGGTGAAGGTGTTGGAAGGGTTTGTGACGATCCGGAACGTCACGGGTTCCTTGAAGGCGCACAACGGAATCCCCTTTTCTAAAAGCGAAAAAGGGAGAGGGATGGTATAATTCGATGCGCAGACAGTGGCTCCTTTGCCTATGAGACCCTTTAGGCCGATTTGCTTTCCTTGTGGAATCTCTATATCGTATTTCATAGCAATAAACTCTCCATAAATTCTCTCAACGAGTGTAGAACCTATATACAACTCAATATGATCTATTAATAGGGTTCCTATGGACTCTTCAACTGTAACAGCCTTCAGGCTCGGTGGCGGAAAAACTTTGAGGTACATTTCAGTTATTAAATCCCCGGAACGCGGGAGTTCAATGAAGTTCTCACCGCCGAGGACGATAACGTCGTTGTCAAACTGAACCTTGTCGACCCGGGAGGCGAACAGGCTTGAACCTTCATATTTTTCTTTAAAATACGTAACCTGTGGGTCGGAACTGAGTGCGATATCCTCCTGACCTAAAAAGGCCAAACTGGCACGTGAGGCCATCTCTAATAAGTTCGCAGAACTTATTTACCGGCGCGGAGCGCCGGGTTAATAAATCTTCATGGAGGCGCCTCCTTCAGACTCAAGTATTAAAAGCCAGACCCCCGAGCCCATCAGCAATTCTCAAAATATTGTAATTTACACCCAAAATTCTGAGCTCCTTGGCCGGAAGGTATTCTTGTCCGCCACAATTCAGGGTCAAGAGAACCTGTTTGATTCGGCTGAAATTGATTTGGCCTTGGGGTTTTGGAGACTTGGGGTTCCCCGTGAAGGCGTACATGAAAAATAAGCGTTGAGGATAGTTCGGGTAGTTTATGAATGGCTCGATATCACCCGCGTAAAGAGCATCGGTCGTGTCGGTCGTGAAAACCTCCTGACCGTTGAAGCTGAGGCCGAAACTCAGAACCGCATTTTCACTATAGTCATAGGGTAGCTGGTCAGTCGGTTGAACCACGAAGAATAACTCACGCACTGGATTTTTGAAATCTAAATTAAAAACTGCATTCTGAAACCCGGGCAAGAGGCCTATAGACTGGTACTGACACTGCGTAATCATGTAGTCGAGTCGGGCCTGCTGGAACCATCGAATTTCAGGGTCTGAAAGGTAGACGTAGTCGACGATGATTGTGGCTCTCAGGGTCGGATTCGCAACCGTAATCGCCGTCAGTTCGTTGAAGTTTCTGAAGGTGACGTGGACCTCCACGTCGTGTCTGCCGAGCGCCACAAGGGGCAGGTATAGTGAAGGGGTTCCGTAGAAATAAAATGGCAAGTTGACGTAATATGTGCGTCCAGGGGGGTTGATGGTGCTCGCGTCGTTCTTTCCCGTCAGGATTGTGAGTCCTTGTTGGTTTTCATAGGGGATGTGAAGGTCATTCCATAGCTCAATGAACTCGCCCGTCAGAGACTGTATGGTCTGGCCACCAATCTTGAGATCTGCCGTCTTGATCGCCCAAGTGCCAACAGAATCATAGTACGGAAACGTTTGTTCAGCCTGTGAAATCACATTTCCCGTGATGGGGTACACGGAGATGAATGTATTTGAAAAAATATTAGGAGCGGCACTTGACCCATCGACCGTCACTGAAATGGGATAGGTCGCACTCACATTGGAAACTATCAGAGGTACCTGGAATGTATAAGGGGGCAAGATGCCGAGACTGACCTGATATGTCTTGGGGCCGAACGTGAGGCTCGTGACCTGATCTTTAGTACATATAGCGCCAGTAAGCATATACGTTCCAGTATTGCTGAAAGTCAGACCAGCGTCCGAGAACTGGATCAGATTAGGAACTCCATTTGAAGTGAAGTTTGAAGCCAATTGAAAAGGGCTCGTGAGGGTCGTGACGTTCGATTGGAAAGTCAGACCGTTATCTGGCAGAACGATAGTATCCGGTACAGAGCCTGTATACACGCCTGTTCTATTGATGACGAAATAGCTATTCGAGAGGATGGTGGTGGTCGAAGTTGTTGCGATATTCATTGTGTAATTTCGAACTGAATCTGAAACTATGACTGGCATTGAGAATGCGAATGTAGGGTCGCGACCCTGCACGGACATGTCGTACGTATATTGGATGTTGGACCCTTCAAATAGAGACACGTTTGATACGTAGCCGCTATTCAGATAAATCACACCCGTAATTAGGTACTCGCCTGTATTTGTAAAATTTATATTGGATGTTGGGCTTAGGGTCACGGTCGTATTGCTCGGGGCCACGACGTTGCCTGAGAGTTGGATTTTGCAAGGATTGGAGTCCATGACGATATCCGAACTAAGTCTATAGACCTCATCAACTGGATTGATCGAGATGTATGAATTTGCTTGTACTTGGGTACCAGTACTCGTCATGTAAAAATAATAAGTGTTTGATAAATTTGTGATATTCATGGGAATCACTGCAGGCATGGATGGGTCGGGAGATACACGGAACGTGTAGCTGTATTCAAAGTTTGGAGTTACCGGGCCGCCACCCTCGACAGACTCGATGGTGCTCGACCCGTAGCTGAAAGTCTGGATGGATCCGGCGCCGAGTTCGACGCCCACCTTCAGAGCGTATAGACCAGGTGTCGTGAATTGTAAACGCCCACCATTTGTTACTGCAAACTTGGAAGAGGCGTCCTGAATCGTCCAATATGCTGAAGTTGATGAAATTGATTTAAGATTTAGAAATTGCTGCCCAGATATATTGAGGGGCTGATTTAGGTACGTGAAGAAGCCAGTTTTGGGATCTGCCGGAAGGGTGCCCGATGACCTGATCCATCCCGCCTGTTCGAGAGTGAAATCGCCAGTTCGAGTGATGGTTGAGATGGAGTTCGGTGAAGTGTTTGAAGGAGAGACCGAGTTCGCCTGTAAATTGGAAGTGCTGTTTACGGTGTACACGAGGTTTCCACTCACAGGGTTGATGGATGAAAAGGCTTTTGGGTCCAGACCAAAGAACACGCCTGATGCCAAATATGAGCTCGAATTCTCAACCTCGATAGCAGCGCAATTGCTAAACACAAATTGATTTCTTGCAAAATTGTATTCAACGTAGGGGGGAAAGATAGTGGTCAACCATTGTGATGTGTTATTTGTAGAGTATGATGATATCAGTGTGGTTGCTGTGATTGTGGTGTTTGCTGATCCGTCGGCCGGCGTGATGATGCGCAGATGTGGGTCGTTTGTGACGAGAGCAGGGGGCGTCGGCCACGTGAAGTCGTCTCCGGGATTGTTGAGGGCCGGTAGGTCCAACTTTAGAGTTAATCCCCTTATGAGATCTCCTTTTGTAGGAATTCTACAGATGTTGTTCTGACCGTACCCAACCTGTTGATCCAGGAAGGGGATGTCATAAGCCTCTAGGACGAAAGGGGTGTGGCGGCGGTACACACCTGAAAAGTACGTCACCTGCGGGGCCCCTGTGAGATATGCGTCCTGTTGTCCAATTGCTGCCAACTGGATATAACCAGCGGACATCTCTACTAAGTTCGCAGAACTTATTTACGCCCGAAGGGCGCCCCGCGCCCCCAGCCCCCTCGAATTTTGCGTGAAAATTGTAGATGACGCTTCAGCTCAGGAAGTTTGATCCGTCCAAGATGGCGGATGACAAGGTTTGCGTCTTTATAGGAAAGCGTGGAACGGGCAAGTCCACACTCGTGACGGACATCCTTTGGCACAAGAAGAGCATTCCAGCCGGGATCGCCATGTCAGGAACTGAAGAAGGTAATGGCTACTATAAGCAGTTCATCCCTGACCTGTTCGTCTATGGAGATTACAACAAGGATGCTCTCGAGAAGATCATCGAGCGTCAGAAGAAGCTCTTGGCGGTCGGGAAGTGCAATCCCGTCTTTATCCTCATGGACGACTGCATGTACGACCGAGCCTTCATGCGCGACACGTGTATTCGCCAACTCTTTATGAATGGGCGCCACTGGAAGATCTTTTTCATGATGACGACCCAGTACTGCATGGACATGACTCCCATGATTCGTACGAACGTCGACTACGTGTTCGCCCTGCGTGACAACGTCCGGCAGAACCGTGAGAACCTTTACAAGGCGTTCTTTGGTGTGTTCCCGACGTTCGATCAGTTTTCCCAGGTCATGGACGCTTGTACTGAAAACTACGAGTGTCTCGTGCTCGATAACACATCAAAGAGTAACAAAATCACGGATTGCGTGTTCTGGTACAAGGCACCGATCCGCCGGGGATTTCACGTGGGTTCCCCAGCCTTTTGGCAGTACCATCAGCGCCATTACAACCCCAGGGCGGTTGCGC